ATACCAAGTGTAAAGATGAAATTGATCTTCTAAGAAAGTTCATTGAGTATTGGACTTTTAATTGTCCTAATATCATGACAGGTTGGAACATCAAAGGTTTTGATATTCCTTATCTGTATAATAGAATCGTTCGCATTCTTGGTGAAAAAGAAGCTGTCAAGCTTTCTCCTTGGAATAAAGTATATGAACGTAAAGATACTGTTTATGGTAAAGAAACCATTGGTTATGATATTATCGGTATCTCTACTCTTGATTATATGCAACTGTATCGGAAGTATGAACCAGGTGGTAATCAACATGAATCTTTCCGTCTAGATGCTATCGCACAAGAAGAAGGTGTTGGCCAGAAACTATCATTTGATGAATATGATAATTTGCATCAATTATACAAACAGAATTTCCAGAAGTTCATTGAGTATAATATTCGTGACGTTGAGATTCCTGAAAGTCTGGAAAGAAAAGGTCGTCTGATTGAAATGGCATTGACTCTGGCCTATGATAATAAACATAATTATGATGACGTTTTCATGCAAGTTAGGATGTGGGATACAATCACCTACAATTATCTGAGAAAAAAGAATATCATTATTCCTCCTAAAGAACAGTCTTTTAAAGATAATGCATATGAAGGTGCATATGTAAAAGATCCACAAATTGGTATGTTTGATTGGGTTGCAAGCTTTGACCTCAACAGTTTGTATCCTCATTTGATGATCCAATACAATATCTCACCAGAAACTATCATTGAACCTGAGTATTATACAGATGAAATGAGAACCATTGTTTCACAGATCAATGTTGATTCACTATTGAAACAAAAGGTTGATTTATCAAGTCTCAAAGGAACAAAGATCACTATTACTCCTAATGGTCAATTCTTTAGAACTGATAAGCAAGGTTTTCTTCCTGAAATTATGGAAAAGATGTATAATGATAGAACTGTCTATAAGAAGAAAATGATTGAAGCACAGAAAGAATATCAAGCTGCAACTGATGAATCTGTAAAGAAAGAGATCAATAATAGAATTGCTCGGTATAAGAACTTGCAGTTGGCCAAGAAAGTAAGTCTGAATTCAGCTTATGGTGCTTTAGGTTCACAATACTTCCGATTCTATGATATCAGACTTGCTCTTGCGATTACTCTTTCTGGCCAGTTATCTATTCGTTGGATTGAAAACAGAATCAATGCATATATGAATAATCTGTTGAAAACTGATCAGAAAGATTATGTAATTGCTTCTGATACAGATTCAATTTATTTGCATCTTGGCAAGATTGTTAGTAAGATTATGAATGATGTATCTGATCCGAAGAAAGTTATTGATTTTATGGATCGTGTTTGTGAAGATAGATTACAGCCTTATATTGATACCAGTTATCAGATTCTTGCTGATTATGTTAATGCATATGCACAGAAGATGAAGATGAAGCGTGAAGCATTAGCAGATAAAGCAATCTGGACTGCAAAGAAAAGATATATTTTGAATGTTCATGATAGCGAAGGAATTAGATATAACAGTCCCAAACTGAAGATCATGGGAATTGAGGCTGTTAAATCGTCAACTCCTTTTGCTTGTCGCTCTGCTATTACAGAGGCGTTGAATATAGTTATGCAGAAGACAGAAGAGGATCTTCAGCAATATATCGCAGCATTTAAGACTAAATTCTATGAAATGCCTTTTGAAGATGTGTCATTTCCAAGAACGGTTCAAAATATTGAAAAATATAAAACAGAGAAAAAATCTATTCCTATTCATGTTCGAGGCGCACTAATCTATAATAAAAGAATTACCGAATTAAAGTTATTGAATAAATATGAATTGGTAAGAGACGGAGATAAGATAAAGTTTTGCTATCTTAAACTTCCTAATCCTATTCAAGACTATGTTATCAGCGCATTGTCAACTCTGCCACAACAATTTGGTCTAGAGAAATATATTGATTACGAAACGCAATTTGAAAAGGCGTTTCTTGAACCTCTCAAGTCCATTCTTAATGTTATTGGATGGAAAGATAAAAAGACCCATACATTAGAGGAATTCTTTACATGACAAATGTTCCAGCTGAGTATTTAAGTTTTGATTTTGGATTTTCTGCTGTTGACGAAAAGGATATGTTGGCAAAGCAGAAAGCTCCAACAGTAGAAGCTCCTGTTATTGATACTTCTACTATAGAAGAGAAGTTTGACAGAATTGATGAAAAGTTAGATCAAGTTCTTATTGAATTTGCTCGAATGCAGGACAATGTAGCAGCAAATGCTACTGAAGATGAAATGAGAGACAAGATTAGACAGCTTGAAGCAATCATTGTTCCTCTCTTAAACAATCTGTTAAAAACCGCAGATAAAGAATGGATTCATTGGCCAAATAGAAGAGAGACTGTCCAGCTTCAGCTTGATAAGGTATTAAAGATAACACGCGGCTAATGAAAAAAATACAATTAGATCGGATGCTTGTGCTACTCACAGGCATATTTCTGTCTGGAGTAGCCGCATGGTATTCAATTACAGGACTTACAGCAATATTTGCTGGAGCTTACTGGGAAATCATAATTCTCGGTGCAGCATTGGAGTTAGGAAAGATAATCATAGCTTCCTGGCTTTATAGAAACTGGGAGCATGTCGGTAAAATATTTAAATTTTATTTCGTGACTGCGTTATGTATTCTTATGCTTATAACAAGTGCTGGCATATTTGGATTTTTATCAAAAGCACATTTAGATCAAACTGCTCCAAGCGGAGATGTTGTTGCGAAGATAGAAAGAATTGATCAACAGATAAGCAAAGAAAAACTACGAATAGATCGTGCTGAAAAACAATTAGCACAACTTGATAACGCGATTGATAAGATTATTAATGCTTCAAATAGGGCAGAAACTGCTCTTACGATTAGAACAAAACAAAAAGCCGAACGCGATAGTATTTTCAGAGAAATAAAAAGCGCACAGATAGAGATTGATAAACTTCAAGTAGAAAAGCTTCCTTTGGAATCACAAAATAGACGATTAAAGAATGAAGTTGGTCCTATTAGATATGTCGCTGAATTAATATATGGAGAAGGAAACGAAAAGACATTAGATAGTGCTGTTAGAATTATGATTCTAATGTTAGTATTCGTTATTGATCCATTAGCTGTGTTATTGATTATTTCAGCGTCAAGAGATATCAAATATCATACAAATCAAGAAAAAATGAAAGAGCGTAATGAAAAGCGACGATATAAAAGAGATGCTGTGAAATGGTTAGAAGAAAATTCAAGTGCTGTTGCCACAGATGGATCAGAATGGAAAACTAAAAAAATAAAAATATCAAAGCTACCAGAAGATGATTGACAATAAAAGTATTATAATATAGTATATGATTATGAAATGGAG